TTACTGCCCTTGAAGAGCTAAAAAATTCTCTATTTCAGATAGCGTTGCTTGACTCCCTTTACGAAGTATTCCAGATAATTTACCCGATTTATAATAGGTTAAGCTAGGAACCGTAGCAAGACCTTGACTCTGTCGAAATTGTTGTATTTTTCCATTCGGATCCGACTCGCTATCCAAATAGTAGATAGTCGCACGTGATCGCTCTACTACCTCTGTTAATTTCGGAACAAAATCACGACAATAAGGGCATGTCTCACGACCTATGTATAATATAAATTCTTCCTCATCTTGGACCTTTTGCTCCACTTCGTCTATCGAAATAGCCTGGTAACTCTTTACAGCCTTCACATAGTCTGATTCATTTGGCGCAGTCGCTGATTGAGATAGAAAGAAGGCCCCACCTACGACCAAAATAGCTAATAGCACTAGTAAAAAATACTTACGCCACATAATCCCTCCTCAAATACAGACAAAAAGCCCTTGTAAATAGGGCTTTTAAAATATCGATGCAAATCTTAGAGCATTTTGTTGTACAGTTAAGATTACTTAGCTTTACACGTTCTTTACACTCCCTAACCCCTGATATGATGGGCTTTCTAACTAAATAACTTATAATTAGACAGTGTTAAATATTCCCCCAAAGTTCGCCAAAAGGGGAGCAAAAAAGGGCCTTTCAGTAGCCCTAAGTTATGAGTTCAGCAGGCAAGGAACTAGCACCGCCCCAAGGTGCTTTTTTAGTTCCCTGGTATCTTGCTGATAATATTGTATCAAAAAGCACGCGCTTATATTCTGTTATCTTCACAATTTGATACTTTTGTTAAGTTATCTTGCTTACCTTCGTTTCTATCTTCCAATATTGGCCGCTTTTCCAAGATAGCGCGTGATCATATATTTTCAGACTCGCATAACCTTCCCAAAACCTTTACATTATCAAAACTTTTAAAAAGGGAAAATTGTACTCGAAAAAGGTCGACGTTGTAGCCCCTTGGTCAAACCTACCCCCGTTCTAAAAATGAGGGGACTAATCACAACCTTTACTATATCCTACTGTGTTTTACTGTATCCACTAGTATTGTGTTACTAATCCTATGATTTTACAAAATCGTTTGCTATTCGCTTTATATGCTCTTTGGAACTAGCCAAAACGTAACGCTTTTTGTTAGGATTAACCCTATTTTGTTAGGATTATGTTACCATTTGGGAAACCTAAAATACTCTACAAACTCAATAATACCAATGGTTTTAGCTATTTTTACCCCCTTTAGAATTTTTGGCGTGAGAAAAAATGTACAATGACGGCGTGAAGGTCGGACGTGTACCCATGGTAGGTTAGTCCCCCCTGCACTCTAAAAGGCCTCTAGCTCCGTTTCTAAAGGCCTGATTTAATCCCTGGTTTATTTATCGGACAAGCTCAAACACACGCCAAAACATGGCTATTTTTCTTTCTCTGCATGAGTTATCAAGTCAGCTAGCTCAGTAAGTGCTAATTTTAAATATCTAAAAAATGTTGTCTTACTAACATTCATTATCTCCCCTGCCTCCAAATCCACTTTTTGTTGGATATAGTAAAGGTTTAAAGCTAGACGGTACTTAGGATTTCTTAGTGTGTCAATCATCCTAATCAGCTCCAGGCGCTCCTTAGTTAGCCTGTCAATTCTGTTTGTTATGTCCTCTTTAAATGCTAGCTGGGCAACTAACTGACTTTCAGAACTGTTTGCCCTGCTAGTCTGCACTCTGGACTGTGTTAGGGTTGTTTGTTTGAATAGTCCAGTTTCCAAGTATTGAAGCTCCAGGTAAAGCTGACTGATCTCTTTATCAATCCACCTAATACCCTCTAGCCTCTGCTTTAACTCCTCTATGGTCATTGTTGCCCCTCCTATGGTAAAATAAGCTTGTTGAAACTTCTTACCCTGCGTGTGTCTCGTGGGGCTTTTTCATGCCCAAAATTCTGTAACTGCCTGCGCGTGTTCTTTTGTTCGTCCATGGTTCAATGGGCTGTTTTCTCTTTGTTCGCTCTCTGTTCAATCACGCGCCACCTTTGTAAAACCTTAGTACTTTTTAAGGTGTCCGATTTGTCCGATTATCCTTTTTTAGGGTTTCGGCTATTCCGTTTTATTACCTAGCTAGTATTCTTCAGGCGGTCCAAACATATCATCAGGGAAGCCACAAACTAATACAAGATACTGACAAGCTGTGTAATCTATCAATAGCTCCCCAGTTTCCAATCTCTGAAAGTACTTGCTCGGTAATGTCCCAAGATATAGACCTCCTTTGTAAATGGATAGGCCTCCTGTTCGGCTTGGTAACAGCCCTGTATAGCGTTGACGTAACCCATGCTTTAAAGCGTTCGTATTGCCATACTTAGGTTTCCTGTTGCCTCTATTCCATTTTGCTACCTGGTTCCCTGGTAAAAACCTACCTCGGCTATCGCGTTCCATATAGCACCCCCTTTACCGTGTTCGTTTGGCAAATAGTTCAAAAAAATTTGTAACATTCTTACACTCGCATTCAATCCATACTTTCCTACTTTAACCATAAGCTATTACCTTTATCCCAGTATTTCATAAAACGCTTATAGTGTCTCCAGTACCTGGTGCGTCTCATTCTTTTAGGGCGACTTGGGAAATCATCAAACATATAACCGCCACGCTTAGGGGTCCAGCCTGGTTGGACCTTCCTAGCCTCCCTTAATGCACGTTCCCAATAATACTGACAATCTGTCTTACTGCGGTTTAATGTCTGCTTGTGGATCTGCTGGCAGTTTCCGCAAGCATAAAACAAATACCGCTTATAAAGTTTTCTGCACCGCCTACCACAATCAGAGCAAAGAAAAAAATACCTATAACCGCCTTTTGTTCCTGGTATCCTGGCCAATTCAAAGCTCTCTCTACCCATAACAATAAAAAGGTTATCTAAGTCAATGGTCAAGGGGTAATCATCTAATTCAGCCTTACCCTGGGTTATCCCTTTCTTTTTCATAGCTCTGGTAAATGTCTCTATATACAATACTTTCATTCAAAAAATACCCCTATACTGTAAAAACCCAAAACTATTGGCTTAAGTCCTAGAAACAGCAAAAAGAGGCGGGGCCTCTCTTCACTATTCTAGCTATGCCTCACGGCTAGCATATTTCCACAATGCTTTATATTCGCCCTCGGTGTCCAGGTTCTTCAAAAGGGCCATAGCCTGGTTGTCCAACGCCTTCAGGTTGCCATGTACGCCATTTACTGCCATATCAGGATAATCATCATCTAACACGCTATCAGCCAACTCCATAAGCTCCAGCTCACAAGCTACCAGCTTATCCAGCAAGCTATCAAAGTCTTCTGACTGTTTGAGTTGTTGCACGCGCTCCAGTTTGTAATCTTCTTTGATTTCATTTTCTTGCCCCTGGTGCGTGTAATAATCTTTAAACCCGTCACAAATCCTCTTGAAGATCTTACTTAGTTTCTTATCTTCTGCATACTCCAGCACTAGCTGACCTTTGCCCTTAATCGTTGCCTCGATTATTGGCGCATGATAAGTCCCAAACATATAACCAAAGACAGCATTACTTGCCACTTTGGCGGTGTCAATGTCTTCAAAGTCATAAGTAAAAGTAAAGGTTTGTGGTTTGTCAGAAATAGTTTTTAGTGTCATGTTGTTTGCCTCTTATTCTGTTATTTATATAGGACCAATAGCCCTAGTTCTGTTGTCATTGCCTCATAGTCGCCACTAGTTGCCTCTGTATATTTCACGTCAACAACTTCAACGCCTGCCATAAAGTCATTTACCTGGTTTTCAAATTCCTCCAGGCTTTGCTTATGTTTCTGATAAAATAGCTTGATTTTCATTTTTTTAGCTCCTTTTCTTCAATTTGTTACCTTCTTTAGTGTTTTTGTTACCTTCTAGGTAACATAGCTCCGCCTTACTGCTACAAGGGTTTAGACCACTTTGTTACCATGTTGACCTTCTTTCTAACTCCTTACCCTTATATATATAAATACTGCTTTTTTCCTATATAGAGAGTTAAAAAGAAGGTAACATGGTCAACATAACAGCTATAAAGCTATATATATCAAGGGTCTAGGTGCGTTACCTTCTTTCTAAAAAAGGTAACAAGAAGGTCAACAATTTTTGTAAAATCCTAGTAACTGCAAGGGTTTAGACCATCAAAAGAAGGTCAACATTATTCTTTTTTTGTTATAGCGTGATTTACTCTTCCCAGTTTTGACCTCTCAAACTCCAACGGATCCAGTTTGTCATAATCTTCAACCTTAACACGCGCTTTTTTTAGTTGGTACTTATTTGGTGTTAGCTGTTGTAAATGCCTGATTGTCTCCTTACCAGCACCGTAAACGTTTGGCTTAGGTATTCCCATATCTTCAGCATAATGTTTCAAGGATCTTGTAGCGATAAAAACGGGGACTACGTCCAGCTCGTGCCAACCTCTTTCCATATACTCATGTCTTACCCAAGATAACAAGTAATCATTATCTTCCTGGTATTCCTCTAACAAGCCTTTGACTGCCTGCGGTTCGATAAAATGAGTAAATGGCTCCTGATTGATAGCTTTATAAAGGGCATACTCTAGCACCTCTTTATTGGCCAAAAAATCATTTTTTATCCAGGGCTTTTCTTTCTCACCGTTAAAGTCAGCATTGAAGGGGACAATCATAATACGCCTATACCAGCCCTTGGTCTTATTCCCACCGTTGGGGATATAGTTTCCTGAGAAGATATTAAAGAGTTTGAAGGTCGCTTCAAAAGCTGGGCGCCCCTTTGGATTGACTAGCACGGTGTCCCCGCTGGTAATACTCATTAGGTCAGACGGATTTTTTAAGTATTCATTAGGTGCCTCGTCTCCAATATTGCAAACTTTACCTACTAGCGTTTCCAGGTTATGCTTTTCAGCAAACTGCGCGGGCTTCAATGCTGATACGTTACTTTCTCCTATCAGATTGATAAGGAACCGCTGAAATGTCCCTTTTCCGTTGTTACCGTCCCCGTAAAAGATAGCAAATTTATTCCGTGTATGGTTGGGGTTGATAGCCTCCAGGATAATCTGCCAAAACAATGTTACCAGCTCACTATCATTGCAAGCGATAGAGTTTAACCAATCGTCAAATGTCTTCCCCTCCCTATCGGTTGGGACCCGTTTAGGCGCGTGATAAGCTGTGCTGATTTTGCTTGTAATCACATATTTAGGGCTGAAAGGAAGTAGCTCTTTAGTCCTTAAGTCAATTATGCCATTCTGTACAGGGATAAGGTAGGCGCTCTCCAGCGGTTTCTTTATCCTTGTCAATGTCCTAACCATTAGCTTAATCTGGGGCCATTCCCTAGGCTTAATCCTCACGTCAAAAGTCTTACAAAATCGGTTAAATAGGTCATTGCTAGCCGTATATATGCCCTCATCTAAATCATAGATATAGAGTAGGCTATAATCAGGTACGTTGCTTTTGCTGATAAAAGTAAAGGTGATAATTTCGCTTAGCATTTTGGCAACTGTGAAAACCTGGGGCATAGCCACCTTTTCGGTAACGTCCCCTGTACTTTCGTTTATTTTGGTTTCCGTGTGTTCCTCCCGCCATTGTTCCCCAGCTTGAAAGATACGGTTTTCCAATTCCTTCATTGTCCTGGGCGGTTGCTCATTTTCACGCGCCTCTAAGATTTCACTTTCCAGGTTTTTCAATTCTTCCTTTTCTATGGTTCTATCCTCTCTTTCTAAATTCTGCTCTTGCTATACTTTCAAAAGTCCTATCTAGCTCCCTCTCTGGTAGGGGGTTAGCTGTCACGCTGTTTGCTATCTTTGTTAATTCGTAAGCTGTTTCTATATCACAATCAACCCACTTATTAAAGAGTAGCCCCACAAAGCGCGTGAGTGCCACGTTACGCCCTCCCTCGTCTCCAAAGCCATTGAAAAGCGTATCTATGACCCTCATAGTGATAGACCGCTGACCGCTTGGTTGTGGTGTGTACGTCTGCGGTTTTACTCCCTGGCCACTTGTTCGATTTTGGTTTGATTTTGGTACTGGATAATCTAGGCCATGCTCTACGATTTTTTGATAGTCTGCTGGGTCGCCTGTTGTGACTGGTAAGCCCTGAAGTTGGGACCAGGTTAAGCTAGCTATGTCAAAAGGTAGCCCTATCTTGTCTGCTATCTCCTTGACTACCTGCTTATAGGCTTCCTCATTCATCACGCCCCCAGGCTTTACCACAAGCCTAAAACGAGGGCTCTCTGGGGTGTGTTTGATTGTTGGGTACAAGATATAGGAAAAGCCAAACAAGGCGCTAGAAACAGCCTCTATAAAGCCCTGGGCTGGTCCCTCAATCTCATCATAATCAAGGAAAATTAAATCACGATATACCAGGCTGGTATTATTCCGCTTGTAGCTCCCTGTTTTCTCTGCTGTGATTTTTCCACTCAAACAATAAGGCGCCTGGGTTCTTTTGTATTCCTCCAGGTCAGCACCTTCAGGGACTACTAGGGGCTTAAAGCGCTCAATATACTGGAATGGCTCCATTTTATCAAACAGATAGACAAGGTTACTTTGAAAGCCTCTAGCCTCGTAAATTGCCACATTATCGCCCCTTTCTACGTTTCTTCTTCAGCTTTTTAAGCCTTTGCTGTTCCTTTAGCTGGTCCAGTGTCGGCCTGCGATCTTTGTAAAATTTTTCATCATGATACTTCCCGCCACCTTGTGCGGGGTGTACGCTATACCTTGCCATTCTCAACCCCCAAAAATATCAAAACATCACTAACCCTATAAAAGATTTTCCTAGTGTCTTCTAGTGGGGGCTGGTAACGTCTTAGCCCATTATCTTCCCAACGTTTCAAGGTCTTATCCTTTATGCCTAGTTCATCTTTAACCTGCTGGGCTGTGATTAGCCCTAACAGTCTTGGTGGGGTTTGCTCACGCGCCTCCAGGTAACTTCCTACCAGCTCCAGCACTCCCTGGGTTAGATCCTGTTCGCTTTCTTTACTTAGGCTAAACATTCATATCAGCCCCCTTCAGTAATTTCTTATAGCTTTCCAGGTCTGCTTTAATCAGCACGTCTAGGCGTTTACCTTCTGTGTCATATTGGGCCTTCAGTTCTCGGATACCTTCCAGGCGCTCGGTGTCATTAGCTGGGATATAGTAGCCACTAACTAGTCCACGTTTGGCCACAATAGGGACCCCATGGCGGACAATAAGGCGGTGAATGTTCTCCCTCAATGTCCTAATGTCCAGGCCTAACAATTCAGCAATATACCGCCCTGCGCGTGGATTGTCTGCCCCTACTGGGATAAGTCGTAAGATACGTTTTTCAATGTCTGTCATGTCTGTACCTCCAGACTAGCGATTTTGTGTTTAATCCAAAGCAATTTACTATCGTGTTCCATATCAAGATAGCACTGCATTTCTTCTGATGTAGTGTGTTTTAGTATTGTTTCTGCTATTTGTTCAAGTTCTCTAAATGTCAGCATAGTTTCCCCTAATTGTAATATCTTCCCTGTGATTGAATATAAGCCCCGTAGTTCGCATTTGTTAGCCGTCTGGTATGATTACCCTCTGGCTTGGTTTTTGGCTTGCTATGGAGTTGATATGTTCCTAGATGTAGCCATAGAAAGATGTTTAGCGGTGTAAAGATTGCTATAAGTGTTAACGCTGTCTCAATTGTCATTTCTTGCATTTTTCATCTCCTTTTTTATATGCTCAAAATCTTGTAAGATTAGTTTTAAGTACCACATAGGATTACCTACTTCAATCTTGTCTTCATATCCAGCTTTCAAGAGTGCTACCCTTGCGCTCTCGACTCGGTGAGTTATACTGTTCAAACTGTGTTCAACCGGTGTCAAATTGCCATATGGAACTCGTGCCACGTCCTCATGAAAGTGGTTCAGCATGATGTCGGTTAGATAGTGCAATGTCCAGCCTGTTTCATGGTCTAGTTGATATACTTTGCTTATGACTGCCTTCAGCTCTTCCGATATTGCATTCTTCACGGGTGCGTATTCTTGGTTAGACATTTCAAAATGGATTATCGTTTCTCTGTTATTGTCTTTCATGTAGTTCTTACCTCTGTTTCTTTTATTGTGTCTGTGTAATGGCCCTAGTGGGCTTTATCCTGTTTGTAAAAGGCTTGATTTCTTTACTATACTTTTTTCTTTATACATTTCTTTGTTAGCCTAGACTATCCCCAGCGGATAACCGCCCCAAACTTACCAGGTTGCCCCGTGGTCATGTAAGCCTGTGCCAAAATAATAGCCTTGCTGTGTGTAATTTTCTTAGGTTGGTTTAGGCTGCTCTGGGTCCATGACAACCTAATGGCGATACCAGCACCTAATACTTTTCTACTCCAGTTTTAAGGGTTAGCGCCCTCTGTATGGTCATAATGTCCTAGATATGGTATAATCTAGCTATTAAATCTTTACTAAAACCCTTTTAATAACAGCTTGCCTGCTTGTTAATTTTGTTTTAGTTAGTGGTTAAAAGGCTTTGCTGGTTGGTCCCCGTTAAGCCTTTTTTTTATTGTTCTCACGCGCCTAGTCAGCATCGAACGGCGTTCGTGCTGTCCGTTCTTCGTTGTAGATGTCCTCAAACGTGTCATATAATTCACGGTGCTTACTGTGTAGATGTGATAAGTTGGATAGTGCTAACTCTAACTTGACTGTAATGTTAAAATTGGTTTCGCCTGCTTCCTCCAACTCGTCACTTACTAGGTCAAGGGCTGAAATAATAGTCGGTAACTGGGAAACAAGTGCCCCATAACTGTATAAAAGATGTGTATTGTCCATTTGATTACCGCCTTTCTAGTCTTCCATAAGCTCAGCGATTCTGTAAGTTTTCGCTAGCCCTACTTTAATATCTGCCATGGTGGTCATGTTTTGCATCTCCGCTAGTCTGCTCTTGATGTATGCCATGTCAGAATTCAGCTCAATAGCTGGCTGGGTTGGTTGGTCTGATAAGTCTAGTAAAATCTGTGTAGCTTCTTGCAACTGTTCGCCCTGCTCCCAGAAATAATTGATATACTTCGCTGTAAATACTGCGCCTTTTTGACCTGTCATCTTGTGTTGGATAAACTCACAACCTTTTTTAGTGATCATATAGCAAGGATTTTCTTTGCCATTGCTTGCGGTGTAAGTCGTTTCTTGCCAAAAATCAGTAGAGCACAAATCTGTACCCTTCAAAAATTCTGTATACTGCCGAATATCTCGCATAAGACTTTTATGTTCTTTACCTGTCCATTCTGCAACTGTTCGGCTGTCAATTCCCACAATGTCTATTTGGGTTTCCTGTGATGTGATTGGTGTCATTGGTTGGTTCTCCTTTTTGTAATTTAAGATAAAGCGGTTCAGTTTGTCCTTAGTAGCCTGTTGAGGTTTTCGCTCTCCTCGCCTGATAGCTTGGATAGTTTCCTCAGCCATTCCAACCATTCGGGCAACCTGTGCGCCACTCAGTCCATAAGTGTTACAAAAATCATTTAAATAGTTACTGTAGTTCCTCCTCATTGCTTGCCTGCTCCTTTCTAGCTGTAAAATAGTTCATCAATGGTGATGTCTGGCTTAACCTCTGCGACAATGGTCTTGATTGCTTTCTTTTCCTTGTCATTGAATGGCGTTTTGCCTGTTTCTTTGTTGTTGTATGACTGCAAAGAAATATCTAGCTTGTCCGCCATAGCTTGCTGGGTTAGTCCTAACATGACCCGATAGCCTTTGAGTTTACTCATGCCGTTCTCCTTTCTTTGAAAAATCCCCCTCCATAGATTGAAAGTGTGAAAGGTTTTGGAGGGGGGTAGGATTTGACGTCATTTTTTGACGCAAACAAATCTTGATTAAGATTATAGCGCCATCTTTTGTCGTTTTCAATAGCTTTTTGAATTTTTTTACGCCATTTTTTGACTTTTTTCTAATTCTTAGTTATAATCAACCTTGAAAGGTCGTGAAATTTATGAATAGATTGAAAGAATTAAGGCAAGAAAAAAAGCTATCTCAAAAAGAAATAGCCCTTGAATTACAAGTGCCACCTAGAACCTATCAACGCTGGGAAAACGGTGAAAGCCAAATCAAACCAGACAAAGCCCAGGCACTCGCTGATCACTTCGGCGTGTCCGTCGGGTATTTGTTGGGGTATGTTGATTACAACGATAGGGACATATCAGCCCCCGATTTTTGGAAAGAGTACGGCGACGGCGATAATATGGACTTAGGTTACGGAATTGCTGTAGCAACTGTCGGGAAAGATTTACTTGATAAAGTTGTTGGAACGATAAGAGAATTATGTGATTATAATCAAGATGATTTTTTTGAAAATGGTGAGGGAAAAGATTATGACGAAGAGAGCAAAAAAGAATATCTAGATTATTACCAAATGGTTGTTGATGAAAAAATAGCTGATTTAATTCGTGTTTTAGTAACTATTCCAGATGGTAACCATCTTAGAGATTTTTTATTCTCTTACTTGACCTTAGAAAAACAATCGAGGGAATTGCTAAACAAAATAATTATAGACATTCTACAAAAAGACTAACCACACCACGCACCTAGCAACCCCCTCGCCACGTTCAAACACTTCTCTGGTATTATTACCCTACCAAGCTATTCCACGCGCCCAGGGGCTTTCTAGCGGGCTGTGTGGAGTGAAAAAAGTCAAGTTTTAACAAGTTAGATATTTTAGTAAACCTAGCAAACCATAGCTTCTATATTAGTTGTATGTTAGCATTTGTTAGCATTCAGCGCGTGAATACTAAACTACTAGATTTTATTATCTGAGAAAGGAAGACGATGAACGAATTACAATTTTTAATTTATACGGCTGACAATGATCAAGAGACGGCTAGTGTCATCATTCGTGGGGAAACTATCTGGGCTAGTCAGAAGGAAATGGCTCGCCTGTTTGATGTTTCTATTTCTTCAATTTCAAGACACTTAAAAAATATCTTTGAAGAGGGGGAACTAGAGGAAAAAGTGGTATTTGCAAAAATTGCAAATACCACTCAACATGGTGCAATGGCTGACAAAACTCAAACAAAAGAAATCAGTTATTACAACCTAGACGCCATTATCTCAGTTGGTTATCGTGTCAACTCCCAAAAAGCTACCAAATTTAGACAATGGGCTACTTCTGTCCTACGTGAGTACATGATAAAAGGCTTTGCCATGGATGATGACCGCCTAAAACAAGGGGAAAATCTCCTAGAAAAAGACTACTTCCGTGAACTGCTTGAGCGTGTGCGGTCAATCCGCGCCAGTGAACGACGAATTTGGTTACAAATCACAGATATTTTTGCTGAAATATCTATAGACTATGACCCTAAAAGCACCCTAACAAAGAATTTCTATGCTGATGTCCAGAATAAATTCCACTATGCTATCACTGGCCAAACTGCTGCGGAAATTATCTATACAAAAGCAGACCATACAAAAGAAAATATGGGACTGACAACATGGAAAAACTCCCCAGACGGGCGTATTCTGCAAGCAGATACCTTGGTAGCAAAGAACTATCTAACCGCTGATGAAATCCGTTCTCTTGAAAGAGGTGTGTCAAGCTACTTTGATTACTTAGAAAGACAGATTGAACAACGAAAAGCCCAAACCATGGCGCAACTCGCTGAAAGCATTGACCGCTTTTTGACTTTCCAAGAATACGATATTTTACAAGGACACGGGAAGATAACAACACAATCCGCCAAAGATAAAGCAAAAGCAGAATATAAACTGTTTAACAAGACGCAAAAAATAAATTCTGACTTTGAAAAATCACTAAAGAGACTGACAGATAAATAAAGATTTTTTATTTTTTCTGGTTTCTGGTTCGTGCTATCGGTCTATGATCTTTACACCCTGTCAAACGCTCCAAAATCGCCTGTATTCGCTTTTAGCTCTTGACTGGTATATTTATACCCTACCCACTTAAAACAAACGAAAATAGGGCTATTCTCGTAAGCCTACGCATGATAAAACCTTTATAGCTTGCCTGCTGATAGAAAGGATATATCATGAAAATAACTGAAGTAAAAAAGAAAAACGGTGCTACTGTGTACCGCGCTAGTGTATATCTGGGAGTTGACCAGGTAACGGGTAAGAAAGTAAAGACCAAAGTAACGGGTAGGACACATAAGGAGGTTAAGCAGAAAGCCCAACAAGAAAAAATAGCCTTCCAACAAGATGGATTCACCAGGTTTCAAGCCACGTCAATAGCAAGTTATCAGGAATTGGCTGAACTATGGTGGGAAAGTTACAAGTACACTGTTAAACCAAACACGCAAGACAATATCAAGAGACTGCTAGATAACCATGTTTTGCCACTCTTTGGGGGCTATAAGCTCGATAAGTTAACCGCCCCACTCATTCAAAGCATAGTTAACAAACTAGCTGACAAGACTAACAAGGGGGAGTCTGGGGCTTATCTGCATTATGATAAGATCCACGCACTTAATAAGCGTATATTACAGTATGGTGTGACCATGCAAGCAATATCCTCCAACCCTGCGCGTGATGTCGTCCTACCTCGTAACACTCAAAAAGCTAAGAGAAAAAAGGTCAAGCATTTTGAAAATCAGGACCTAAAAAAGTTTCTCGACTACCTGGGAGGGTTAGACCTGGCCAAGTACAGAAATCTATATGAAGCCACCCTATACAAGTTCTTGCTGGCCACTGGTTGCCGTATTGAAAGCCTACCAGCTTAGACAAATTCAAGAGGCTTGGAAGTTAGGACGAACTGAAACGGTTGTATTTTCGGACTTTATCCATGACTACCCCAATAATAAGACTCTGGCCACACGGCTGAGAACTCACTTCAAGCGTGCTGGAGTATCTAACATTGGTTTTCACGGTTTCCGTCATACACACGCTAGCTTACTGCTTAACTCTGGAATACCTTACAAGGAATTGCAACACCGTCTAGGTCATTCCACTCTATCCATGACAATGGATATTTATAGCCATCTCTCAAAAGAGAACGCAAAAAAAGCCGTCTCGTTTTACGAAATAGCACTAAAAGCACTCTAGGGGGAGCAAAAAGGGGAGCAAACCCAGAAATCAACATTTTAAGACAAAGCAAAAAGCCCACTGTTGTAGGCTTTCTGTAAGATATTTCTTAAAATTAGAGCATTTTGTTATCTGACAATGTTTCAGTACCTGCAAACAGGGCTTGTTTTGATTAGAATTTACCTTAATTCTATCAAAATTTCAAACACTTGGACAAGTACAGGAAACATAAAGGGTAACTAAAAAGGGAATTAAAAAGATGAGTTCAGTAAGCAAGAATCAGCGTATCAATTCGATACGCTTTTTTGATTGCTGGTAAGTGTATTCTACTGTGTTTTACTGTATTCGCTTATGACTCGCTGTCCAGATACTGCAATAATTCCCCATTCTTGAATATACAAGCAAAGTCTAATAAAGCTGTTTGTAATGTTTTGTAAAAACCTGACTCACTCATGTTCATATCTTGGTATATACCGTAATCGGCTTTCTGTCGCTTGATATACTTTTCTGTCAGTATGTCGCTATATAACTTATCCAAGTTTGAAATAGTTCGCTCTATCTCTTCCGCTTCCTGACTCACTGCGATAGCGTTCAATAATCTATCCTCTTGCATGTTTCGGGTCGTTCCTGTTTTTATCTTGTCCGATACATTCCAATTACTTTGTAAGGTGGTGGTAGTGCGTGCTATGGTTTTCAATCGTGGATATTGTTTCAAATACCGTTTAGTAATTGTTATGGTTTTCTTTTCGTCTATCATAGTATCTAAAAAAATCAAGTTCACGCCCTCCAACTGTGATATAATAGTTTTAGGTTTTATTCACATAGTCAGTGCGTGCGCATTGGCTTTTATAAAAATTAAAGCGGTATCGAATTTTGAAAATACCGCTTTTTTTGTTGCATCAGTTACCACTATGCACAAATCCCCTCAATACTTCTATACTCACATCTTCAAAATTTATATCGACAATTTTCCCTTTTGACCATTTATAAAAATCATCTTCAGGAAAGGTTTTATCAAAATCAGGAGCAGAAACTTGCCAAGATTTGATAGAGTAATCTTCACAAAAAGTTGGTTCGGCTGTATAAATCACTGGGTTGTTTGTTCTTGCTTCAATTGTTTTCAGACGTCGCAACACTCGTTTTCTATTCATCCTCCAAGCGCCTCTCTACCTCTTCTAGCCTTGTCTGTATCTCTTCTAACTCAATTCCCTTATAAGCGTATTCTAAGATAGTTCTAACCGCCTGAACTCTTGCATGGGCAGGCTGATTGGTATCCTTTGCAATATCATAAAGAATTTTTACACCGTCAGCACTAGCTTGCTGCAATAGCCCTGTGACCCTACTCATAATTTCCTTACGTTGTTTCAAATATTCGGTCTTGAAAATTGGGTCTGATTGATACTTATATGCTGTCTTCTTGCTGATACCTGCTTCTTCAATAGCTTTGGTCAAATTGGGTTGAGTAAGCATAGCTAACAACAATTTTTCTTGTTTCGGTTTCAATATTGTGATAGCCATCACCTCCTAGTCCAAAATTCTTGCCTCATTTACAAAGACAATACTATTCGGTGGTACACGTTCCAATGTTTTCCTAAACTCCTCCTCAGTCTCAGAGTCAGTTCTATCAGCAAAAATAATCCTACTAGCTTGTGAGTAAGTTTTTCGCTCCAACCTACTCAGTCTTTTCTTTAATTCTCGCATAATTTAACCTATTTATGGCTAAAATCCGTAACCAATCTTTCTAACTCTTTTATATAAGCATTTATAACTATCTCGTCTACCATTAGATCGTTTGCACTACTTTTCATATAGTCAACAGTGGTATTAATATAATTTACTGCTGTTGTCACTTCACTCTCCCACTGTTCCAAAATTTCTTTTTTTGAAAGTGGGAAAGCGAAATAATAGCTACCCTGTTTGTAAATTTGTCTAATTTTTTTCAACACAATAGGCTTATTCTGGTACTTATAAAAATAAAATCGAAATTCCTCTTCAGTCAGATCCATTTCAGAAAGCAAAGTAATTTCTGCCAGATCGTCCGCCGTAACTTGCTGTTCCATACTATTCAATTTATCAAGCTCTGCTGTAAATACCTTTGCCATAGCAGCGATAATATCGTTTGTTTTTGTTTGGTTACGTTTCTCCAAATCTTCAAGCTTTAAGCTAATTATTTCACGATATCCGGTTTCACCAACATAGCCACCTTGTAACTGCTTAACACTATTTTCTTTAAGGCTGATAAATTCTTTTTTCGTAGCCAATTTATCTTTTCCGAACGCTTCTACCATTTTGTTGATTGATTCCATTTTTATCCTCCAATGACTAAATAAAAGAGGACGCAAAAAGCCAATTGACTTCCTACGCCCTCGGTTGTTCCGACAGACTATTTTTTTATTGTACGCTTTTCTAAATGGGTAAACTTGCCACCTTGAAAATGTAACGAGATAGTACCAAAATCAGGCACCTTCTCCGCTTCTATTTTACCATTTTTTTGGTATAAAATATAGCCTTTTTGTACTAAATTTATAAGCTCTCGCTCTGTGTTCACTGTTTTTACTCTCCTATCTATTCTTTGTTACCTTTGCTCAATAGTCCACTAACTGCAATATCTCGTATAAACTGGCTTTCCTGCTCTGCCGTCATATTCGGATTATCCTTCTTGATTTCCAGCAGTAGTTCTGCCAACTTGTCACTATCTGTCTGATGTACCAGTTTCTTAACCATGTTTTGAAAATGCAGTTCAAGACTATCAATCATGGTACGCATACGTTCTTCTGTCTGAAACATATTATTGACGTGATAAGCAATTTTGGCGATTGTCGCGAAGAACTTCGCCCGAGTTGCCGGGTGTTTGTAGAGTTCGTAAACATTCAAAGTTACGTCCTCAGCCGCAATACGATTCCCAATTTCTAAAAAGTTCTTATAGTCTGCATTATTGAGTTCTTTAAAATCCATAGACATGAACTCAGCTCGCTTCCGGTTTAATTCCTCAAGCTCTTTGTCTGCCTGGTCAAAAAATTCTTGTTCGGTCATTGTATTATTCTCCGTTTCTGTTATTTGTATAAGACTAATAGTCCTGTGTTCGTTCCTAATTCTTCATAGTGCCCTGCGGTTGCTTCGGTATATTTCACGTCAACAACTTCAACAGTTGCCATGAAGTTGTTTACCTGGTTTTCAAAATCTTGTATGGTTTGGTTATGGCATTGATAAAATAATTTGATTTTCATTTTTTCCTCCGATTTTTGCCTAGACCCCTGATACTTTTACAGGGGTATACTCAGACCCCTGATACCGCTAAACCCTTGATTTTACTGGATTAGTACACGGGTACAGGGGGTATCAGGGGTTTGCTTATATACTTTTATCATTTTTTTGTTTTAAAACTAATAATATATATATGTGTTTTATGTCTCATTTTTCTTTTTTTTCTTTCCTCTCTCTATATATACCCCTGTGTACCCCTGAACCTAGTAAAATAATGATAGCTTGATGGTTGATACGACTGGGTTTGTGAGGGTTCAGGGGTCTGGCTCAAACCCCTGTACCGCCCCTGTACACCCCTGTTACCTCAAAGAATATGGGTAATGTCTTCAAATACCTTTAATTCTTTGTTTTTTTCCTCAGGAATGAAACTTTCAAAGCGTTTAGTATTGCTTACGATGTAAACAGTTACCAATCTGCCATTTACCTTTTTTCTCTTTGGCTCTACCCCAATAGTCTCCAGTGCATTTTTTGCCTTGATGCCATTAGTGCCGTAGGTTTTTCTGAAAAGCTCTTCTACTGGCAAATTATCTGTTCTGATCAAATGCTCTTGATAACTTAGTGCATTCAGTAGTAACATTTGAAAATCATCCAAGTCCACATCATTAAAAACTTCAACAGATTTCCACTCGAATTTTTTCCCCTGTTCCTTGAAATAGTCCAAGCTAGTTAGCAAGAAACCAATACAACCTTCTATTTTTGAGGACTTGTCTGGGTACGTGAATGCTTGCCAATATTCGGAAAAGATTGCTTCACGCTCTGTATCTGTCTCGCCTTCTGGTCTGTCTTGGTATTGTATCAGTACTTTGCGCCCGTTCATTTCATCAGACAACGATACATTTCTGTTAGTATCAATACATAACACGCTAGACAACTGTACAAGCCCTTGGTTACCTCCAACGCTTCGGGCGACGTGTGTTTTTTCGGTTGCGATAATCTTCAGCACCCTTTCAACCCTGTCGCCTACTATGTCGCCTTGCTCGGTTGCCAAAGCCATCTCACCACCAGAAAATAAAGCCCACGCATTGAGTGCATCGAACCCCCTTGAAATAAGGTTATCCAATTCCACATCTATCTTGTTGAATAGTCCAGATAATGCAATATGTCGCAATCCTTTTCCTGTTCGTACCCCTGACTTTGCAATGAAAAAATTAGTCTTTGACCGTAAACCGCTGGCAACTTGTGCCATGTAGTAAGTTTGTAAAGTCGCATTGTGTAGCGAAAGTTCATCAGCTATTACATACTTTAGAAACTTGTCAGCCATAGCCTGCCCATCTTTGGCGGTGTTGTAGTCCACTGGGTAATACTTAAAATAAGACTGTTCTTCATTCGGGTTAGTCCTGTAGTAGCGGTGTTCTTTCAAGTCAATGATAAAGTCATTCCCTGCTATCTGATAGGGCTGTAGCGTTCGTACTGGCTCTATTTTGATATTGTTGGCAATACCTGAAAGGATTTCCAAAACATATTCCCCGTCACATTTAAAGCCATATAGGTTTTGTATAGTGATTTCATCCATTAGAACAGCTTGCTTGTTGTTTGCGTCGTATAATTTACCACCATAGAACACGAACCGCCCTAACAGATAATCAATAACCAACTTAGCAAAGGGTGAGAAAAAATTATCGTAGGTGATATGGATGTACTCCTTTTTGTTATCGCCCTTGCCTTTGGTCTTCTTCTCAAACGTTGCGGATATGTATTTTTTTGTCGCGCCTTTCTGCTCGGTGATATACATGATTCTGTTATCAGGAATGAATACAGTTTGTCCGTTGTACCATGCATTATTCAGGCTATCAACTGCCACGATGTTATACAGTTGTTTCTTGTAGTCTGCCTTTAGTTTAGATTGGCCAAACTCTGCTTCATTCCAATTCAGTTGTAAAATCTCTTTTAATTGTTTCAAACAGTCACCCCCTCAAAAAATGATGTTGCCACTTGCAAGAAATAGCCTGCAAGGTCGCCCCGTTGGGTGAGATTGGAAAAGATTTCAATAGCTCCCACCATGTCAATACCGTTGATGTAAAGCTCTCTGACCAAGTAAGCCACGTCAGCCCGTGAGTTAACACCGTATTTCAGTAACTCCGTCAGCATTGGTGTGTAGATGTAGTTGATATTGACTCGCATCTTATCCAAGTTGTGCCGTTCGAGCTTCTCCATCTTCTTCAATAGCTCATTGTTTATCGTAGCTATTTTTTTATCTCTGACCAACTTCCAACCGTTTGTTTCTTCGGGGTAGTCTTTAACGATTGTCACCATCAACCCTTGATAGATGAAACCAGTCATATAGGTATCAAAGGGCAAAAAGTAATAGAACTTGTAGAAATCCCCTTTCTTGAGTGCTTGGGTTTCCGTGATTGGTAATTTTTTCATGTTCTCCCTGTTGGTTGTGATTTCGATTAGGCTATACATGTCACTTTCTCCGTTTCTTTTTGAGTTTCTTCAAACGTTGCTGTTCCTTTAGCTGATCCAGGGTCGGCCTGCGGTCTTTGTATAATTTAATATCGTGATAGTGTCCGCCGCTGTCTGCTGGGTGTATGCTATACCTTGCCATGCTTACCTCCTTTATTTGAAATTGTTATAATATTCAACGCTATAAACTATTGATTTTATTGAGTTTCTTCGGACAATCTTAAAATTTATTACCCTTTTTACTCACTCAACCGCCAAAAATTTGTATATGTCACTCGCTCGGTAAAATACTTTCTTGCTATTCTCAAATGGTGACTGATACCGTTGTAGCCCAACGTTCTCCCAATTTCTCAGCGTGGTGCCCGATACCTTTAGTTTTTCTTCCACTTCGTCTGCTGGTATCAAGTCAAACCGCTCTAGCTGTTGTTTCTCAAGCTCTAGTCGCTTGTCCAGATGTCTGTCCACCTTCTCTAGTAACTCCAGTTCTGCCTCTCGTGATAGTATGTTAACCATCTCTATACTTCCTCCAGTCTGTCAAATCTGCCGTCAATAATGCATGAATACGCTTATGCTCTTGGTCGTATTGTCGTTGGAGTGGCAGCACTCCCGCAAGTCGTTCCACTTCATTCTGGGGGATATAGTAGCCCCCTAGCTTGTTATCTCGCCCACCGCATACGGGTATACCATAATCAACAATAAGCTGGCGGATATGTTCCCTAATGGTTCGAACGTCCAAACCCGTCAAGCGTTCTATATCCGCCCCTGTGATAGGCAAGTCCATTCCAAGCGGTAGGAGCTTGAAAACTTTGTATAAGTGTGGTGGTAGTTGTTTTTTTGTCATGCCTGCACCTCCAGACTTGCAATTTTGTATTTTATCCAAAGCAACTTATCATCATGATCCATGGCAAGATATTCTTGCATTTCGTCTGGTGTTGTGTGTTTGAGAATGGTCTCTGCTATATGTTCAAGTTCTCTAAATGTCAGCATGGTTTCCCATCCTAGTTATAGTGTTTGCCTGCAAGCTGTATATAAGCCCCGTAGCGCTCGTTTTCAATAGGTCTGGTATATATTTCCCTCGGAATTGTTTTGGGACTTGCTATGGAGCTGAAAAGTGCCCAAACCAACGCGAAACCACAGAAAGAGGTTCAGCGGTGTAAAGATTGCTAGTAGGGTCAAAGCTGTCTCGATTGTCATTTCTTGCATTTTATAAAATACCTCGCTCTTTCTGGTCTTTGACAATTAGACTGCGGATATAGTGCCAAATATTCCCTGTTGGCGCTGTTGCTAAATTGTCAGGATTTTCAAAAATCCGTTGCTCTTTATCCAGATAATCAAATAAAAGATAGTTGGGGCGCTTTCCGTTAACTTTTATTGCAAGTTCTAGTGCCTCGCTATCGTGTTTCCGTAACTCCCCTAACAAATAATCTACATTCGCTTGATAAAACTCTTCATGACCTGCCTCAGCCTCTTTATATGCCTCTGATAGTCCGTAAAACTCCATCCAAAGCGATGTAACTGCCATCCTACACTCTTCAGCGATTTCAGTAGCTCCCTTGTGACCTTTGGCGACATGCCACTCGCTCAGAATGTCCAATTTTTCTTCTGCGACTTGTAACTTTTCTTCAAACTGTTCAAAATACTGTTTCATATTGTTCTTACCTCGTTTTTTTATTGTGTCTGTGTAATGGCCTGTGTGGGCTTTTCCCGTGTGTAAAAGGCTTGGTTTCTTTACTATACTTTTTCTTTATACATTTCTTTGTTAGCCCAGACTATTCCCAGCGGATAACCGCCCCAGACTTACCAGGTTGCCCCCTGTGGTCGTGTAAGCCTGTGCCAAAATAATAGCCTAGCTGTGTGTAATTTTCTTAGGGTGGTTTAGGCTGCTCTTGGTCCATGGCTACCTAATGGCGATACCAGCACCTAATACTTTTGCTCTGTCTAGTTTTAAGGGATAGCGCCCTCCGTCTGAACACATATCACTATTTTTGTGATATAATTAAATAAATACTGAACTAAATCCCATACTTGCTTTTTGTGGTTTTAGTTGTTTGAGTGAAAAGCCTTGCTGATTTGGTCGTCCGCTATGGCTTTTTTTGTTGTCTTTTTTTAGTCTTCCATAAGTTCAGCGATCCTGTAAGTTTTCGCTAGGCCTACTTTAATATCTGCCATGGTCGTCATGCTTTGCAACTCTGCAAGTCGGTTCTTGATGTATGCCATGTCAGAATTCAACTCGATAGCTGGCTGGTTTGGTTGGTCTGATAAGTCTAGTAAAATCTGTGTAGCTTCTTGCAGCTGTTCGCCCTGCTCCCAGAAATAATTGATATACTTTGCTGTAAAAACTGCGCCTTTTTGACCTGTCATTTTGTGCTGGATAAACTCGCAACCCTTTTTGGTGATCATGTAGCACGGATTTTCTTTGCCATTGCTTGCGGTGTAAGTTGTTTCTTGCCAAAAATCAGTAGCGGGGATTTTTCCCTGCTTCAAATAATCCTCGTATCTGCGAATATCTTTCATCAACTCAGAATGTTGCTTACCTGTCCATTCTGCAACTGTTCGGCTATCAATTCCCACAATGTCCGTTTGGGTTTCTTGTGATGTGATTGGTGTCATTGGTTGGTTCTCCTTTTTGTAATTTAAGATAAAGCGGTTCAGTTTGTCCTTAGTAGCCTGTTGGGGGTTTCGCTTTCCTCGCCTAATCGCTTGAATAGTTTCCTCAGCCATTCCAACCATACGGGCAACCTGCGCCCCGCTCAGTCTGTAAGTAGTACAAAAATCATTTAAATGTTGACTGTAGTTCCTTCTCATTGCCTGCTTGCTCCTTTCTAATCCTCTGGCGTTAGTAGTTCATCAATCGTCACACCTAAATAGTTTGCGACTTTTTGAAGCGTTTCAATATCTGGCTTCTTGGTACGTTCGTAGTACAAAGCCGTCAAAGTACTTTTTGAAATGCCTGTAGCTTCTGCAACGTGTGAAACTTTCTCACGGCGTTTAGCTAGCAATACCCGCATATTGTTCTTCATGATCTTTTCTCCTTTCTGTTTTGATAACCAACCTGAATAGATTGAAAGGTGCTGCGGTTGGTTGTACTTTTTGTGCAACTCCTGTTGCTGATTTTGATTATATTGTACTTTTTGTTCATTGTCAACACTTTTTTAAAAAAAGTTGTATTTTTTGTTCACTTCTTGAATTTTTAATGCTATAATCACAACTGAAAGGTGTTGAAATTATGAATAGATTGAAAATTTTACGCAAAGAAAAAGGCGAAACTCAAGACCAGGTTGCTGAAGTTGCTGGAGTGAGTAAACGCTCTTACATATATTGGGAAAACGGCGAAAGACAAATCAAACCAGACAAAGCCCAGGCACTCGCTGACCATTTTGGCGTACCTGTCGGGTATCTGTTGGGGTATGAATCTGATAACCAATTAATCCATAGCCTAACAGAAAAAATTTCCAAAATGTCAGGGGAAGAGGCTTCTGCTTTCGCTTTTACTGATGAAGGTGAATTGTTGGCTGAACTAATGTATGAAGCGGAAAAACGAAAGGAACAAAGACGCGACAAAAAATTCCGGGCTTTCGTTAAATTTTTAAAAGAAAATATAATTATTCTAAGCGATGAAGAAATTGAAAACTTCTTCAATATGCTTATGGTATCAAGTTTAAATAGTGGCGCAAAAAAAGAATTGTACTCTAAAATAGCCGATGAAGATTTCAATAAAGCTGTTGATTTTTTGGAATCGATTGGCTATAAAATGTTTTTTGACAAATCATTCCTAGACTAACCGCCCACGCTTCCCTACAAGCCTCTCACCACGTTCAAACACTCCTCTGGTACATTTACCCTGCTGAACTATTCCACGCTCTCAGGGGCGTTCTAGTGGACTGTGTGGAGTGAAAAAAGTCCGCAAAAGTCCGCTGACCTTGTAAAAACCTTGTCACTATTTAGGGCTTTAGGGCGGAAAAAAGGCAGATTTTCTTATTTTAAGGCGTCAGCAATGTTATTTTTTTAAGGTGTCCAAGATTACTATGATACATTGCTATTAAGAAATACATAATAAAGAAAGTGTGAAAATATGGATGAATTAATGCAACAAATGGCTGATAAATTCGGTGATATGGTCCAGGCTGTAATCATTGAAAAAACAAAAGTCATTGATATTGATCAGACATTGCCCCTGGAACTTAACCAAAAACAATTGGCAACTTTACTCGGTTGTTCTACAAGTCGCTTGCACGAATTTATTTATCGGAAAGATTTTCCAAAAATTGATAGAGGCAGAGGAAGAAGATTAGCTTTCCCGAGAGATGCCGTTCGGGAATGGTATAACAACAATTGGCATAAACTATAAAAACACACAATTTTTATGAAAATCATCTAAAAAAATTGAAAAAATGCAACTTTTTTCTAAAAATGAGCATTTTAGATTGACAAATAAATTTAATAAAAGTAAAATGGAGACACTTAAGAGATAGCACCAGTTATTCTACGGGACCTGGTTGCGCAAAAATGCCTCCATATTTATACATGGGGGTATTTTTGTTTTGAGAGCACATCATCAGAATTATAGAGATTCTAAAGAATTTAAAAGCATACATCAACAAGTAAAACTATTAGAATCCAGAGGTGTAACATTCAACGACTATGGAAAAGCAAAGAAATATTTGTTAACAAACAATTACTACAATGTAATAAATGGCTACGGAAATTATTTCTTTGATTCCTCTGGTAATTATCTCTCAGGAACAACTTTCGAAGAAATCGTTAAAGTAAATTTTTATGATAAAGAGATAAAATATGTGTTTTTCAAATCTATCATTGATATTGAAAGGCATTTGAAATCAATCGTTGCCTTTGTTTTTGCTAGAAAATATAAAAAGAATCACAAATTCTACGAAGCCTATAGCGATATTAATAGTTACAGTTTCAATTTTAACAATGTGAAGCCAAGTGATGTTTCTAAGCAAATAAATGACGTAAAATATTTTATTAATCAATCCAGTAAACTTGTAAGAAATAAAAAGAATGAAAAAAATAATAATCCCATAAAACACTACTTGAAAAAAGCAGGCGGAGTACCAATATGGGTGATTATTGACTATTTAACATTTGGCGAATTATTAATTTTACTCCGATATCAAGATGATTCTTTCAAAAATGAAGTTGCAAATCGTTTCTGTACCTTCATAACAGATCATTTTAGTCCGTCTTCTCATCCTTTTACCAGTGAAATCATGGTATCATTTCTAGAAAACATTGCAGAGGTTCGTAATATCTGCGCACATAATAATAGATTATACAATTTCAAATGCAGAGAAAATACAAAACATTATGTACCTCTTCATTCAGCTTATAGTATAACTAACAGACAACCTAGAAGTAGCATATACAACACCTTCATAACCATGCAATGTTTTTTAACAAAAACCGAATTCAAAACTTTACATAATTCATTAATTAACCGATTCAGAAGTTTAGATAATAATTTGACAACGATCAGTATAAACAAGTTGTTAAGGAGTCTTGGATTTCCTGATGACTGGCATACTATTACGCCTAAAATAGTTTAGATATACTCAATAAACACTCGTTTTTTCAATTGTAAATCAAGCCTATGTAAACCCCATAGAGCGATATTAATCCTAACCATATTAATTACGACTTGTCCAAAACAAACGAAAATAGGGCTATTCTCGTAAGCCTACGCATGATAAACACTAATATTCATAAATACTTAACTAAATCCCATACTTGCTTACTGATGTTAGAAAGGTATGATCATGAATATTACAGAATACAAAAAGAAAAACGGTACTATCGTGTACCGCACTAGCGTTTATTTAGGAGTTGATAGACTAACAGGAAAAAAGGCTAGAACTACAGTCACAGCTAGCACTAAAAAGGGTGTTAAGGTCAAGGCTAGGCAAGTACAACTAGAGTTTGAGAAAAACGGTCATTGTGTCAAAGAGAAACCAGCTATTACTACTTATCGGGAGCTTGTCGCTCTGTGGTGGGAAAGTTACAAGAATACCATCAAGCCAAACTCCCAGCAATCTATGGAAGGCATTGTTAGACTTCATATTTTGCCTGTATTTGGAGATTACAAGCTAGATAGGCTATCTACCCCTATCATCCAGCAACAAGTCAATAAATGGGCTGACAACGCCAATAGAGGTGTCAAAGGGGCTTATGCTAATTACAGTTTTCTAAACAATATCAATCGCCGTATTCTTCAATATGGTGTGACTATGCAACTACTGCAACATAACCCAGCCCGTGATGTTATTGTGCCACGTAAGCAGCAGAATAAAGGGCAAAAAGTCAAGTTCTTCAGCAATCAGGAATTGAAACAGTTTCTTGATTACCTGGATAGCTTGGATCAGTCAAATTATGGCGATTTCTTTGACTACGTTCTTTACAAGACTTTACTGGCCACTGGTTGCCGTATCGGTGAGACTCTGGCGTTAGAATGGTCTGATATTGACTTAGATAGCGGTACAATTAGCGTAACAAAAACGCTCAATCGATACCAAGAAACGAATACCCCAAAATCTAAATCAGGGCTACGGGATATTGAAATAGACAAGGCTACTGTATTACTACTCAAGCAATATAAAAAGCGTCAGCAGGCTCAGGCTTGGAAGTTGGGGCGGTCTGTGAGTATTGTATTCACTCCATTTACTACCAAATACGCCTACGCTTGCCTGCTCAGAAAAAGACTACAAAAGCATTTTAAGGCTGCTGGCGTCTCTGATATTAGTTTTCATGGTTTCCGCCATACTCACGCTACTATTATGCTCTACGCTGGAATAGAGGCCAAAGACTTACAGTATAGGCTTGGCCATTCAAATATTGCCATGACCTTAAATACTTACGTTCACGCCACCAAGGAAGGTGCAAAAAAAGCCGTCTCAATCTTTGAGGCAGCTATCAGCAATCTATAA